TTACTGAAGAAGCGATCGAGGATAACTTGTATGACAGACTTGCGTCTAGATATACAAAAGCTTTAGCTAGATCAATGAGCAACGCTAAACAAGTAAAAGCAGTTGAACCTTTAATTAATGGTTTACCAGGTGTAAACACTTTCTTATCAGGTGACGGCGAATCTTTATTTGGTACTGCTCACCCTACGATAGCGGGTACTTTCCAAAATACCCTAAGTACGCAGGCTGATCTTAACGAAACTTCGTTAGAGCAATCATTGATCGACATCGGTCAAATGACTGACGAAAGAGGTCTTAGAGTTGCAGCAAGAGGAGTAAAAATGATTATTCCTTCTGAGCTTCAGTTTACAGCTGAGAGACTTATGAAGTCTCAAGGTAGAACTGGAACAGCTGATAATGATATCAACGCAATCGTTTCAATGGGAATGGTTCCTCAAGGATACAGAGTGAACAACTACCTAACTGACACTGATGCGTTCTACATCATTACAGACGTGCCTAACGGCATGAAAATGTTCACAAGAGCTCCATTAACTACTGCAATGGAAGGTGATTTCGATACTGGCAACGTTAGATACAAAGCTAGAGAAAGATACAGCTTCGGCGTATCAGACCCTAGAGGTATCTTCGGTGTTGAAGGTGCGTAATCAATAATTTTTTGTGGCGGGACATAGTTCCGCCACAATCATAAAATAAACGGTGAGATTCATGAAAAAATTTATAGTAAATATTTGGGCGTACGACCATCATGCAAAATTTGATGTTATGTCCTTAGATGACCCACAATCCTTAGAAAATGCAATCCTTGACAAACTTGGAGAAAATGTTATAAAGTGGGAAGATCTTGGAAATAGTTATAATGACAAGATCAATAGAATAACCTATGAGGAGGTTATAGATGATACAAGACCTATACAAACAAAAAAGGTCCTTGGAGTTGAAGTGGGAACAGGAGCATCTGTCTAACGATAGATATACTCTTGAAATGGTCAGAATTGATGATAAAGTTAAGAAAATCATCACAAAGATCAAGCTGGAAGAAGCAGCTATTGCCCACAAACAAAATACTGTTGAAGGTGCAGCTCCACAAGTTTCAGTAGCTACTTAATAAAAAGCTACATCGTTGAATAAATTCAATTCACATTACAGGCTCTCTTGCACTCTACTAAAATGTAGTGTATAGTTTTATTACTATACAAATTAATTAGAACATAGACGCGTATAGTCGACGGCCTAGAGACTATGTTCGGAAACTAGGAGGATATAATTATGGCAAATACTACATTTTCGGGACCGGTCAGATCAGAAGCTGGCTTTCAAGTCGCGACTAAAAATACAACAACAGGTGCAGTTACAACTAGAATGAGTTCAGGTATGCCTGACTTAACTGGTTTAGCAAAAGCAGACGTAGCAACAGGTGCTGGTTTCGCATTTGCAGCAGACACTATAACAATTGTAAACTACACAGGTGCAGCCGCAGCAAGTTGCACATTACCTGCAGCAACAGCAGGAACAGTATGTGTTTACATGCAAGCAGTTGACACAACTGGTGGAACTAACACTCTAACTTTTGATGCAGCTGGAACTGACGTTTGGGCTACTGGTTCAGTTATTGAATCAAGATCAGGCGGAGAAGCAGATGTTGATATTTCTACAGCAGGTGAAACTCAATTAGTTTTTACAGCAGCTAACGCAACAACAAACTTGTTAACTGTTGGTGGACAAATTGCTTTCATTTGTTATGAAACAGGCACTTGGCATATTGCATCATCATTAGCGAGAGAAACAACTCAAACTACTGGTGCATTTGCATTTGCAGCGTAATAAATAATTAGTGTGGGGCTCCGGCCCCACATAAATTTTAACGGAGAAAAATATGAGTTCAGATCAGAAATTTACAACACTTACAGCTGATGGACAGGTAAAAACTGTTTCAGGAGGATCTACTAATATTGGTCCTGCTAGAGTTACATATATTCAAGCTACAGGTATTACAAATTTAAAACTTTATGATGCATCAACAGCATCTGGAAATATAATATTTGAATCTACTTTTGGAAGCGAAGGATTAGATATCTATGTACCAGGAAATGGTATTAGATTTGAAACTACTATCTACGCAGATGTAACTGGAACAGGATCGGTCACTTTAGGTTATACTGGCTAGGAGGTTAAATGGCTAACACTACCTCGGGTACAACTACATTCGATAAAACTTTTTCTGTTGATGAAATAATAGAAGAAGCTTTCGAACGTCTTGGTATTCAAGACGTAACAGGTTATCATTTAAAATCTTCTAGAAGATCTTTAAATATAATGTTTCAAGAGTGGGGCAATAGAGGCTTACACTACTGGGAAATTGGTGAATTAGATCTTGATTTAATTGAAGGTCAAGCAGAGTATAAATTTTTTAGATCTGCTGGAGATGGTACAAATGCTGTTTCAACTCCTGCAAATGTTCATGGAATATCCGATGTCCTTGAGGCACAGTTAAGAAGTAATAGAACTCAAACAACACAATCAGATTCACCAATGACAAAAGTAGATAGATCTACTTATGCTGGTTTTTCAAATAAACTTTCAAAAGGCACACCTAATCAATATTGGGTACAAAGACTAATAGATCATGTAAGTGTTAGTGTTTATCCAACACCAGATGCTACAAATGCATCTAAAGATATGCATATTTATTTTATAAAAAGAATTCAAGACGTTGGTGCGTATACAAATGCAACTGATCTACCTTTTAGATTTGTACCATGTATGGTTTCAGGTTTAGCATACTATTTATCGATGAAATACAATCCACAATTAACACAACAAATGAAATTATTATATGAAGATGAATTCCAAAGAGCATTAAAAGAAGACGGTTCAGCTTCAAGTACATATATTACACCAAAAGCTTATTACCCAGGAACATAATGCCAAAATACGCAACAGGTAAATACGCAAAAGCAATATCTGATAGATCTGGTATGGAGTTTCCATATAAAGAAATGGTTAGAGAATGGAATGGTTCTTTTGTGCATATATCAGAATTTGAACCGAAGCAACCACAATTGGAACCAAAACCAATGGCTGCTGATGGTATTTCTATAAGAAATGTTAGATCAGATAGAACAGAATTACCTACAGCGATAGCATTACCAAATAATCCTTTTGCAGTTACAAATGGAAGTGCAACTTTAACTGTAAGTTTACTTAATCATAATTTACAAGTTGGAGATTTTGTTTTATTTTTTGATGGTGCAAGTAATGAACCTACTCAAAGTTTTGGTTTAGGTTCTAATTTATTTCCTTTATTTGCAGTTACAACTGCAATGGCAGCTGCAGATACATCAGCAACATTAGATTCTAATACTAATTTTCCAGCTTCAGGTTTTTACTTTATTCAAAGTCCAACTCAACCTGCTGCAACTAATCCAGATAACGTCCCTGTTATTCAAAGAGAAGTCATTCAATATACAGGAAAATCTGGGGGAGCAACTATAACCGGTTTATCTAGAGGGACTAACGCTCCTTTTAGAGGTGTAACAAATGAGAGTACTACAGCAACCGCACACATTGCTTCATCTGTTTTTCCAGGATTAGAAATACAATCTGTAACTACAAGAACAGAAAATACAGGTGCTATGCCAGCTACAAAAACAGTTAATACTGGGTTCACTGTAACCTTGCCTTATAACGCAGTTGGTACTATAACAGGTGGTGGACAAAACGCATTTGTTAGTCCAATGTTTAGAGGAGTAAGATAATGATTAAAAATATTTGGAATTGGGTTAAAAGTTTTTTTGTTAAAAAAGAGCAAGACCCACATATAGTTCTTTATGAAGAAGTAAAACCAGAGCATTGTCCAAAGCATCTATATTTTAGAAAAAGCTGTAAAGCTTGTCAGGAGATAGTAGCTTAATGGCTTATACTTTAGATAATTTAAGAACTGATATTAGAAATTATACAGAAGTCGATGATAGTGTTCTATCAAACACAGTGTTAGACACTATCATCAAAAATACAGAAAATAAAATTTATAGAGAAGCTGATTCTGATGATAATAGATTTTATGCTACATCACAGTTAGTTACAGGAAATAGATATGTAACCATTCCATCTGATTTAAGATTTATAAGATATGCACAATTAAAAAATTCTTCAGGAGATCAAGTTTTTTTAGAAAAAAAAGATACAAGTTATATGGCAGCTTACTATGATACTCCAGGAACACAGTCTGGTTTTCCTAAATATTATGCAAACTGGGACGCAGAATTTTGGGTAGTAGCACCCACACCAGATTCAACATATGAAATTACATTAGCTTATGTAAAACAACCAATAAGTTTAACTAATACAACACAACCAAGCGCAGCTCCAGCAGCTACAAATGGAACATATGTGTCTAATAAATATCAGGATTTACTTTTATATGGATGTCTGGTAGAAGCATATGGATACTTGAAAGGTCCTGCAGATATGTTACAATACTACATGCAGGCTTATCAAAAAGCTCTTCAATCGTACGCGATCGAACAACAAGGTCGTAGACGCCGAGACGAATACCAAGATGGTGTTATTCGTACTCCTTTAAAATCACCATCACCATAATATTAAGGAGATAAAATATGGCAAACGTAGTACCGTTTTCTTTTAAAGGCGAATTAATGTCAGGAACACATAATTTTTCTACTGGCGGAGACGCTTTTAAAATAGCATTGTACACATCTAATCCTTACGACACATCTAGCACAGTTGCTTTAACTACTAATGAAGTTTCTTCTGCAGGTAGTTCAAACTATGTTAGAAAAGCTTTAGGTAGTCAAGCTGTTGTAGCTTCAACTGCAACTACGTCTGTAGACTTTGCAGATGTAACGTGGTCAAGCGCAACTTTCACTGCAGCTTTTGCAGCGATATATAATGACGACCAAGGAGATAAATTGTGTGTAGTTTTAGATTTCGGTGGAAGTAAAACAGCAACGAATGGTGACTTCACTATTTCGTTTCCTGATCCTTCTACTGCTAGTAATGCAATTATCAGTTTAACATCGTAGGATTTTAAATGGCGTTTAAATTAAATGATAGGGTAAAAGAATCCAGTGCAACTACTGGAACAGGTACGTTTACACTAGGTGGAGCGGTTTCAGGTTTTGAATCTTTTTCTGCTGGTATCGGTGGAGACAACACTACTTATTACTGTATCTTTGAAACAGGAACAAATAATTTTGAAGTTGGTCTTGGAACTTTAAATGGAGCAGCAAGCACACTTGCTAGAACTTATGTTATCTCCAGTTCTAATAGTGATGCAAAAGTAAACTTTGCAGGTGCAACAGAAGTATTCTGTACAGTGCCTGGTGCAAAAATAGGTTTACCTACACCAGAAGAATATGGTTCATCTTCAGCGCCAAAAGTTATTACAGTCACAGTAGCTGCTAAATCAGGCAATCATCCTTATCAAAGTGCAGGAGGAGCGTCAGCTAATGCGTATTATTTTGATGGATTAGAATCTCCAGCAATAACATTATCTGGAGCAGATTCATCATATCCATATTATTATAGATTTGATCAATCTGATTCATCAAATAGTTCACACCCTTTAAGATTTTATTTAGAAGCAGATAAATCTACAGCATATACAACTAACGTAACTACAAACGGAACTGCAGGTAGTTCTGGTGCGTACACACAAATAGCTGTAGATGCAAACACACCAAACATTTTATATTATCAATGTTCATCTCATGCTTACATGGGTAATTTTGTTAATGTTGTATCTAATAGAGTAAATGGAAATTTAACTGTTGGGTCACAATTAAGAATGCCTGACAACACATCTGCTAAAATATTAGTTGCAGATGGTACAAGTTATCAAGAATCTGCAGTATCGGGTGATGCAACAATAGCATCTGGCGGAGCTTTAACATTAGCTAATACAAGTGTTTCTGCAGGAAGTTATACAACAGCTTCAATCACTGTAGATGCAAAAGGAAGATTAACAGCAGCGTCTAGTGGAACAGCAGGAATATCAGCAGGATTTGCGGTTGCAATGGCAATAGCATTATAGTAAAGGAGTAATATGGCACAAGATTTTGAAAGATACGGAGACCAGGATGTAGGAACATCAGCAGTTGCTATTCATACTAGTAACTCAGATGATGCAATCATCTCTATCCGTTTAGCAAACACAACTACATCAACAATAAACGCAAGTGTGTTTGTTACATCATCAGTAACAGGTGGTTCTCAGGACCACTACTTAATTAAAAATGCACCGATTGTCAGTGGCGGATCGTTAGAGCTGATAGACGGTGGAAGTAAAATAGTAATTGAATCGGGAGACGTGGTAAAAGCACAGTCCGACACGGCAAGTTCGTTAAGTGTTTGGATGTCTGTTGTCGATGCAATTAGTACGTAAGGAGATTCATGGCCTATTTAGGAAACGCACCAGCAAGAAGTTTTATAAGCTTTGAAAGACAAGTATTTACTATTGTTAACTCTCAAACTGCGTACACTTTAGATCATTCCGTAAATAATGAAAACGATATCCGGCTAGTAGTTAATAATATTGTCCAAGAGCCAGGATCAGGTAAAGCGTATACTGCATCGGGCACCACTCTTACACTATCCGCAGCATTAACAAATGGTACGGACGAAATGTATTGTGTATTTTTAGGTAGAGCTGTTGCAACAAACGCACCTGGAGCGGGATCTGTTGGCACTTCACAACTTGCAGCAGACGCAATAACAGAAGCAAAGATTGCAGATGGCGCTGTTGAGAGTGAACATTTAAATAATAATGTTATCTCTGGACAAACTGAATTAGCGGCAGAGCCTGCAGACACAGACGAATTTTTAGTATCAGATGCTGGTACATTAAAAAGAATTGATTACTCATTAATCAAAGGTGGTGGAATTACTAATGCGCAAGAGTTTTATGTTGCTTCATCAAAATCAGCAAGTTCTGGAGTTAATACAGTTTTAGACATGACTTGGTCGGCAACTGGAGGTGTTATTGGTAGCTCAAGCAATGTAACAGTTTCTTCTGGTATTTTTTCTTTTGCAACAACTGGAATTTATTACATACAAGCAAGTTTAAGTTTTTATTTATTATCAAACGATAGTTCAAGATACATTCTGGGCAAAATAGAAGGCACTTCAAATAATAGTAGCTATTCATCTATTGCTCAAGCTTATACATCAATTAATAGTGTTACATCAAATACAGATTACGCAAGTGTTTTTCCAAGCACAATTTTAGATGTTACAGATACATCTAATGTTAAATTTAGATTGACTATGGAAGCAGCTGCAGCATTAGAGATTGAGTATGGATCAAAATCAAGTTCAGTTAAAATAATTAGATTAGGAGATACGTAAGATTATGGCAATAGATAAAGTAACATCGGCATCAATAACAGACGGAACGATAACTAGTTCTGATTTAGCTTCAGGTGCAGTACAAAATCAATCAGCATTTAAAAACATTATTATCAATGGAGATATGAGCTTGGCTCAAAGAGCATCTTCAACTTCTTCAATTACAGGAAATGGCTACCACACAATAGACAGATATAAAACTAATTTAAGCAGTGCTGGAACTTGGACACAATCACAATCAACAACAGTACCTACTGGTCAAGGTTTTGCAACTTCTTTAAAAATGGATTGCACAACTGCTGATGGATCTTTAAGTGCTAGTGATTATTTATATATTGAACAAAATATAGAGGGTCAATTTTTACAATATTTAAAAAAAGGAACTTCATCTGCTGAAAGTACAACTCTTTCATTTTGGGTAAGGTCAAATAAAACTGGAACTTATATTGCTTCAATAAAAGATAATGATAACACTAGAATGATAAACCAATCTTACACAATTTCATCTGCTGATACTTGGGAAAAGAAAACTTTAACTTTTGCTGGAGACACCACTGGTACTTTAGGAAATGATAATGCTACAAGTTTTAGATTAATTCTTTGGTTAGCAGCTGGTTCAGATTATACATCAGGAACTTTATCAACATCTTGGGCAAGTCAGACAAATGCTAATTTAGCAGTGGGTCAAGTCAATCTTGCAGATAGCACATCAAACGAATGGTACATTACAGGAGTACAATTAGAAGCTGGAACATCTGCATCTGATTTTGAGTTTTTGCCAAGAGATGTAAATACAACAAGATGCCAGAGATACTTTCAAAAATCATATAATTTAGATGTTGCACCAGGAACAGCTACAGATAATGGAGTTCAATGGGTAGGAGGATCTTCTGATAATGGAAGTAATATTTCTTTTTTACCTAGTTTTAAAACAACTATGAGAGCCTCACCATCAGTAACAGGATATGCTAGAGATGGAACATCTGGCGAAGGTTATTATGCTAGAAATGGTGCTTCTGGAAATGGAGCTCTTTATGCTCACATGTATAGTCAAAATTCAGTTAGTGTATATGTTGGTATTGGTGCTACTTGGACTTTAGGAACTATAGCAGCTCATACAACTTTAACTGCGGAGTTATAATTATGATTAGTACAGTAGAAAAAAGTTATTTTTTAGGAGAGTTTAAAAGTTACAGAGTAACTTATGACAATGGTATAGTTTCATCTGTACCACTAGACGAAGACAATACAGATTACCAAGAAATTCAACAGTGGATTTCAGAAGGAAACACTGTTATAGATAACGGAGAATAAGGAGGAAAACTATGGCATCACTATCAAGCAAGGTCAAAACATATTGCGCTAATAACGGCGTAGCAAATGTAGACTTTATGGTGGACGTTTTACTTCAGGATGACTCGAACGGTCAGGGCCCTTACATCAAGGAATGGAATGTTTCTGGTGTAGCGCAACCAACTAACGAGCAACTGAACGCTGTAGACTCAGCTGCAGATCTCGAAGAGAGACAAAATGCAGTAAGAGCTACAAGACGAAACGCCTATGGTGATTGGGGCTCACAGCTCGACATGCAGTACCACGATTCAAAAGATGGTACATCTACTTGGGAAGACCACGTAGCAGCTGTCAAAACTGCAAACCCAATTCCAACAGAGTAAAGAAATTAAATTATGGCTTATGTAGGAAAAGTTCCGCTCACGGGAGCGTATCAGATTTTAGACGATATATCAGGATCGTTTACTGGATCAACTGCGGGACCGTTTAACCTAACGGTCAGTGGTACTGCTGTATCTCCAGAAACAGAAGCATCCGTAATTATATCTGTCTCGGGCGTCGTACAGCAACCGATAAGTGCATTCACAATATCGGGCAGTCAGATTACGTTCACAGGAAATCCTGCTAGTTCAGATACTTTTTTTGGTATTGTTCTTGGTAACACTTTTGACATCGGAAAACCAACAGATGCAACAGTAGGTGCAGCAAGTTTATCAACAGATTTTTTTGTAAAAAACGCTCAGACATTGACATCATTGTCGATGGCGGGCTCAACAAACGGAGCAATGGTTGGACCAGTAACTATTAGTGGTACGATCACGATTCCATCAGGGAGTACATTTGTAATTTTATAATGAGTAAGTTAGAAACAAACACTATTGATACAGTATCAGGAACTTCGACGTTACAAGTTGGAAGCACAAACACATCTACTATTACTTTAGGTGTAAGTGGTGATACGATCAATGTACCATCTGGAGTTACGATTGCTAACTCTGGAACAGCTACAGGATTTGGTGGAATTACAATGGAGGATATGTGGCGACTAACTACTAATTATTCAAAATCTGGATCTGGAACAGCAGATTTAACTACCAATTGGGAAAGAGCAGATAGCTATGGTTATGCACAAATAGGAACTGGAATGACAGAATCTTCGGGAGTTTTCTCATTTCCATCGACAGGCATTTATCATGTATCTTTTAAAGGTAATATGTACGCTGATGGTGGTGCAAGACTTTATATAGGTGGAATTATTTATGTAACTACAAACAATAGTAGTTATAATAATGCTGCAGATAGTTATGACTCAGCTTATACTGGTAGTGCCTATGGCAATTTTTCTACAGAAATAATACTAGATGTTACAGATACTTCAACTCATAAAGTTAAATTTGGAACATCTACTGCTGGAAGTACTGTTTTTGAAGGAGACACAAACACTAACAGAACACATGCATTATTTATTCGTCTGGGGGACACGTAAAATGAATAGAGATTATTTACAAGAAGCGTTACAAACTTTCAATGGTGGGAATTGGTATGGTTGGAAAAAAGAAGATGACAATGGAAATTTAATTCCTAATGACCAAAGAATGACTTATGCTAATATTAAAATTATAAAAGATGGTGCTACTATGCCAACAGAGGCAGAAGTAAATGCTAAGATACAAGAAATAAAAGATGCTGAAACACAAAAAGCGAATGATAAAATATCTGCACAAAACAAATTAAAAGCATTGGGATTAACTGATGCAGAAATAGAGGCGTTATAATATGGCAGACGGAACATTAAAAG